GCCATTGATGAAATTCGGTTCAAAATGTCAGCAGGCAATTTTGACGGTGTAATTCAGATGTATGGTATAGCTTAACTTTAGGAGCAACTTAGATGGCAAGACATAAAATAGTAAACGGTGTAAGGATTGAATTCACACCGGAAGAAGAAACAGCAAGAGATGCAGAGGAAGCTGCATGGGCAGCGGGTGCTTTTGATCGTGATGTTGCGCAATTAAGAGGAGATCGTAACTCTAAGCTGGCTTCTACAGACTGGTATGCCCTACAGGACGTAACCATGTCTGATGCAATGACAGCGTATCGTCAGGACTTGCGTGATCTTCCGGCAGGACTAACCACTGTAGAAGAAGTAGCAGCAGTTAGCTGGCCCACGAAACCTTAATATGCCTCTTATACCTATAGATAATGTAGGTCAACATGGGGTTATTAAGGATATAAATAACTGGCAGGTACCTAACAACGCTTGGACTGACGGGAATAACGTCCGGTCAGAGCATGGGGCTATTCAGAAAACTCCAGGCTATAAGGAGGTTATGGCTTCCTGTCCTGTCGCACCTTACCATGTTGTAAACCTAGTAGCGGGAGCATCCTCCTATTGGATTATTGGTGGGCTTACGAAAATATACGTTCATAATGGATCTACGTGGACAAATATAACAAGGCAGACTAGCGGATCGGATGTAAACTATAATGCTACAACCAGGGAAGGTTGGACATCTACCGTATTAGGTGGTGTTTTAATAATGACCAATGGAAAAGATGATCCACAATATTGGGGCTTGACCAGTGGTGTTCCTGCTGTTGCTAATAAGATGGCAGATTTAAGTAACTGGCCCAGTTATACCCTTCTTGCTGGTGCGATGTCAAGTTCCTCCTCGACTTCTTCTATAGCTGTAGATAGTACGGATTCATTTCCATCTGCGGGTACCTTCACTATAGACTCTGAGCAGATTACCTATACTGGTAGAACGGATACCTCGTTTACAGGTATCACAAGGGGTGTTAATTCAACATCTGGTGCGACCCATTCTGATGATGCACCAGTATTCGTGAATGTTGAATGTAATTCTATGAGATCATTTAGATCTTTTCTTGTTGGCTTGAATGTAACAAGGGCTGGAATTAACTATGGCACTCTTGTGAAATGGTCTACTGAGGCTGCTACACAAACTTTACCTACGTCATGGGATGAGTCGGATGCTACCGTTGATGCTGGCGAGTATGCTCTCGAAGATACAAAAGGAGTCATACTTGACGGTCTTCCGCTTGGTGATACTTTTATGATTTATAAGGAAGATTCTACATACAGTATGACGTATGTTGGAACTCCCTTTATTTTTGCATTCAGGCAGATCAGCCCGAATGTCGGCGCACTTTCAAAGAACTGTGTAGCTGAGTTTGATGGAGGTCATTTTATCTTTGGCAACGGTGATCTGTATCTGAATGACGGTCAAAGATTGAAATCATTGTTACCCCATAAAATGCGGGATCATGTTTTCGGAAATATGAATGGCGATGAACATGCAAAGTCTTTTGTGGCTGCTGACTATTCTGCTGGTGAGATGTGGGCCTGTTATGTATCGTCGGGTAACACCACAAATGTACAGTGCGATAAAGCATTGATATGGAACTGGGTAAACAATACACTTACTGAACGTGATATTCCAAACTTAGGTTTTATTGCATCTGGTGTTGAAAGCGATCCGTTATCTTCAGCTTCTTGGGCAGCAGATACATCGACATGGGCTGACAATACATTGACATGGGCTACAGTAGGTTCAGCTTCTTTTGTGAACACGACTGGTAGATCATTAGTGCTTGTATCTCCTACAGACACTAAACTCTATAGGCATAATACTGGGAATAAAAATGATACAGCTAACATGACATCCTATGTTGAAAGAACAGGTCTTACTATAGATGAAACTGGCAGGAACAGTCCTGCAACGGTAAAGCATGTTACCTCTGTATGGCCTAAGATGACCATATCTGACGACAATACTGTGAATGTATATGTAGGCTCACAGATGTCTACTGAAGAAGATATCACGTGGGAAGGACCATATACATTCAATCCTGATACCCAGTCTAAGGTGCCTGTCAGGGTTACTGGAAAATATATCGGAGTCAAGTTTGAGTCCACTGGCGATCAAACATGGAGGTTAGATGGTTATGATCTTGAGTTGAATAACTCGGGTATCAGAGGCTCTAAGATGAACTAATGACTATTAATTCAGATAAGGTTGTACGATCTGTAACTCGTTACGAGCCTGGTCCTCTACCACAAAATCAGGAAGACCTGGGTATATATGTCAATAATGAATTAAAGAGGCTAGGGGATGTCCTCTTTAACCAAGCTACGTTTATATTGGAAAGAACCAATACAGTACCGGCAAGGCCCAGAGCAGGTGATATTAGGTATTTTGATGGCACTAATGCTGATCCTTTAGGCTCTGGTGTTGAAGGACTTTATCTCTTTAGGAAGGGTGATCCTGGTGCTTGGGTGAATCTGTTAGCCTTAGACGCGGGAACTGTAGAGATTTCTGGTACTTCTGGTGATTTAGTATTAGAAATAGATAACAATGTTGCTAATTCAGCAAACTTAAAAATCCGTTGTGATGCAGCCAGTCCACGCGCTGACTTCTATGTAGACGACCAAGTTCATATTACATTAAATGGGCAGAGGGTGGGTATCTTAGATACTAGCCCCTCATATACTCTTGATGTCTTTGGTGACGGTAGGTTTGTCCAGCAATTAACCGTGGATGCTGGGATAGCATGTGCCGATACGGTAGTAAGTAGACCACGCTTTACTGATTACTCAGAAACTGTCAGCGCAATAGGCACAAAGACCGCAGCATTTAATATTGATCTGGAGGATGGCAATGTCCAGACTCTTACCATGTCGGGTGGTGGAACCTTTAATATAGGGATCATCAATGCCCTGTCTTCCCACTCAAACTCTGTAACCGTACTGGGTACTAATCTTGGGAGTTGTACGGCTACCTTCTATGCAGGAGCGCATGGTGGTGGTGGCAACAAGGTTTACTGGGCTGATGGTGATGATACTAGCGATAACCTGATGACTTCCTCTGGTACAGACGTTATAACCTTCACAACATTTGACGGTGGAACTAAATTCTATGGCTTTGTTGCCGGTAAAGGGATGACTAATTCATAATGAAAGAATCTATTTCAACCATCGCTTCGGCTTCTCACCCTAAACGAACCTGTAAGGTATTCCTGATAGAAGCTGAAGATATAGATTTAGTCTGGGATGATGTTGTACCTCTCATAGAGAAAGCATTGCAACACGCAGAAGGCGAACTTGTACCGGGTGACATAAAGAAACATCTGGATAAGTGTGATCTCAGGTTATGGATAGCACTGGAAGGTAAAGAAACTATAGCTGCTATGGTAACTGAGATAATACAGTATCCCAGAAAGAAGATAGTCAGGGTTATCACACTTGCAGGAAGAAACATGGACCTGTGGTATGATTTTCTCCCTATGATAGAAGGATACGCAATAAGAAATGACTGCTCATCCCTTGAGGCTTGGTCAAGAAAAGGTATGGCAAGAAAACTAAAAGACTGGAAACACTCTTATGATATCATTACGAAAGATCTAAAGCAGAGGATGCAATAATGGCGGAAACATATACAACAGGATTGCTTGGAGCGGGTGGACCGCTATTTGGAAGTGCAGCAGGTAATGTGGGATCATTAGCTTACACTCCTGCAACTCCCTCTAAGACAGTTAAAAGAGGTGCTGTTGATGTACCTATAGAACTAGCGATGCACGAAGGGGTGAACAAGTATGAGAATTATGTTAGAGCATGGCCTGATTTACTCGCCCACTACCTGAATAAGATGCCTACAGATGATAGTTCAATGGCTGAGTGGGGGCAAAAACACTGGCAAGATATAGGTCAGCATGAAACTGATCCGTCAATGGCAGCATGGAGAGGGAGAGGTATGTGGGGTGATACGCCACTGCCAAGAACTGCTTTAGGCCCAGGCCGATTCCAGGCATCGAGACATTTGCCAGGAATGCCGGACGCATTTGATCCAAGAGCAGGTGTAACAGAAACTACCTACAGTGCTGGTCTACCACAGCCTGACGTAGAGGGATATAAGTATGAGTATCCTGTTTATTCATGGGGTGGAAATAAAGACCCAAGATATGATTATGTCGGTCATACAACAGCAGATATAGGTGAGTATCCATATTATCCGTATGAGCCAACTGGCGCACCGCTTCGGTCTAAGAATGATCGTGTTTTAATTGGGCAACGACTAGTTCCAAAGTAGGAGAAGATTATGTCAGGTGGATCAAAAGTACAGACAACAAGAACAGAACCCTGGGAACAACAGAAGCCCTATTTGGAAAGAGGCTTTGAGTTTACAGAAGACCTGTATCGTGGAGGGCAGTTAAACCCCGCCTATTATCCTGGTCAAACAGTTGCTGGCTTCACAGCACCAC